GTTTGGAGATGGGTTTGGAGATGGGTATGGAGATGGGTATGGTAGTGGTCATGGGAATGGGTTTGGTAGTGGTCATGGGAATGGTCATGGTCATGGTCATGGGTATTTGAATGGGAATGGGAATGGGTATGGGAATGGGAATGGGAATGGGAATGGGAATGGGGATGGGAATGGTGATGGTGATGGTGATGGTGATGGTGATGGTGATGGAAATGGTGATGGGTTTGGGGATGGTGGTGGTGATGGAAATGGATGGGAATGAGGAGGGACGGTTTGAGAATAGTGGGAATGATTAAACCAGAAGGGAATTTAAAATGAAATTTAAATCACGACACAGGAAGTGTGTCGTGTTCGACCCGTCCTGGGTTCCTAAGTTCAACGGAAATTTGTACGACTGGTTCGACCAGATCGTGGAAATAAGTGGATATCATCCAAAAATTGTTGCCTTCAACCCGAACATAATAGACACGGCCGGAGTAAGCCGTAAATGGATCACAGCTCAACTCATTCGTGAGGTGACCGAGGGGACGTTCCTGACCCTCAAATCATTCTGCAACCAACACAACAAAAAAGTGTCCAAAGGCAAGGCATCAGGTTGGATAGAAGTTACATTTGCCGCATGGTGCGGCTTCCAGTGTGATCCTTTTACTATCGTTTCCCACCCAGAGTCAGATTCATGGAAAAAAAGATCGCACTAAAAAGAATCAGAGAGAGGGAGCGACAAAGGAAAATAAATCACGCCGTGTGTAAGACCCGAGAGGACAAAAGACTAAATGGATGGGGAGAAGAAATTCCTCCCTGCCCTTCCTGCCTATGCCCAGCGGAAGAAATCGGGAATATCGACCCATTGATTATCCTGTTCTGCCGCAGGTGTAGGAAAAAGATTTGGGTTGAATTTCAAGACAAGGATGACATCCTATCAGGAGTAATATCTCGTGAAGAAAAAGTCCCCACCAAACATCGAAAAAATGATTGCCGATCTGGCTGCAACCCTCCGAAGCTTCCAAGCCGCCGTGGACGAGCTGGTACGAACGACCAACACAAAATTAAAGGCACCAACAACCAAACCAAAACCCCACTCCAAGGTGATACAGAAAGCGAAGTCCAATAAACCCCGCCGTCCGAAAACCGACCCAAGAAAGTGGTACGTCATTTCGGTCGAAATGGGGGTCGAGGATCGTGCCACCAAGCACATCCGCAAAGCCAGGAAAATGTACGATCTCCACAAAGACATTGGGAAGGTTTACTCCCCGACCCACATGGCGGAAGTCATCCCACCCAAAAAGGGGGAAGTGGTCGCGTCTGGACATAATATGTCCAGACATGAGGCCAAAGAAGTAGGAACCCTGAGAGCCTGGCAACACTCAGAAGCCAGAGGGAGTTTACCCCACATTTGCCCAGACGGGTATCGAATCCAAGTATATCCGTCTCATAAACCTCCCAACCAGCTATGGTCGTGGAGAGTCATCAAGGAGGGGAATGAGGAATCGTTGCCGGTAATGAAGAAACGAAAAAAGTTCCCAGGTTACTTAATCGTCCAGATGAACCTGACGGCAAACGTATTTCACGCTATCACCGGGGACAAACTAATTCATTGCATCCTTATGTCTAACGACACTCCTACAGCAATGGACAACGAAGAAGCCGCCCTACTATTGCTAGAGCAGGCGACTATCACCCGCCCGAAGAATAAGGAATCCATTACTGAGGATAATAAGATGGGCGAGATATTCGCAGTCGGTGACGTAATTACCGTCATGGATGGAACGTGGAAGAAAAACTCAGGAACAGTGATTCGTTTACCCGACACAGTAGACGGAAAGGTGTTGGTCAACCTGAGCGTCATGGGTGTCCTGGTGGCCTTGGAAATCCCAAGTCTGATCCTAGTGAAAGGAATCATCAAGTGAAAAATACTCACAAAGCTGTGGCGGAAACAATCCGCCAATATAAAGAACTAGCTAAAAAAGAATTCAAAAAATATAATCCATCTATGGATCAGATTACTACTCCAGATGTTATTCTCACATTGGTGGCAGTTGCCATCGCAGATAAATTATCCAACATCAACAAAGACTTAGACGTGGATTTGTTTCTCACGTTATGTGGAGTTTTGATTCCAAAAACCCCGGCTGAAATTACGGCCGACAAGAAAAGGAAAAAGAAATGATTTCTCTTGCCTCCTGCACCACGCAGTTAAATGATCTCCCCCATATCAAAATCCCCGAGTCCAAAACCGCCGGGGCGTACTGGAAGCCACTCAAGCATTCGGACCTGATTACGAGTCTGATCCTCAACGCGAAGAAATCCGGTTTCACCCTAACGGACAATCGAGTCCTGATCTGGTACGGCAATCTGAGAATGGACGCTTCTCTGAAATTCACCATACTGGACAAGACGTCCAAAATCCCCCTATGGTTGGGGGTTTCCGCCTCGAACGACCGAAGTCGTGTCCTGAAGTTCTACTCTGGGATCGAGATGGAGGACTCCTACCTAATCACCAACTGCTTCACTGGAGGGAAGTACACGACCGCGTTCGACGTGGATTTGGAAGCGCAAAGAGCCATTGACATCCTCAGTGGAGACTTGGCTAACGCCGTAGAAGATCACGATACAATGATCTCCACCCGTATCCCAAGTCCAGACTATGATTCGACCATGATGGAGGTCGGGCGTCGAGGCATCCTGCCGTGGTCGAAGATCGGTAAAGCCGACCACGGCACGAACAGGGTGAAGATTAAGTCCTTCTGGGACTTCCACCGGTCCGTGACCAAAGTTATTGGACTGACGTCCGGCCCCAAGCAACTGGACAACCTGTATGCCCTCCGTGAGCTAGTAGTGTCGAAGATAACCCATATTTGTTCCAAATCCAAAATCTGAAAGAAGATCAAGTGAGTACCATCGGAATCAAAGAAGTCCGTCTCGACGCTATTGGTGACTACCCATTCCGTCGGGCCGAATTCCAATTTTTGGGGGTCGGCCCACCAGTGATTGGAATCATGACCGTGGTGGACCACCACAAAGACGAGAAGACCATCCGCCGCCGCAGGTACGCCGTCGCTCTCGAATGGACCGGCCCGGCCACCGGGTCCAGTTTGTCGGTGAAGTGTACCAAGTCAGGGGGCAAGGAGTTATACCGCATTAACCTCGCCTTGGACCCTCGGGAGGACTCCTGCGACTGCCCGGCCGGGGTGTACAAGGAAAAGTGTACCCACGCTGAGGCACTACGAAAATTGCTCTCCGTCGGGGGATTTGACCCCCCGACTTGACTATCCCGGCTCAAGGTGTTAAACTGTATAACATCGCTCTCCCTCACACCGGACCCGCTTATGTCCATCCGCCCTGTTCGCAAGATGTTATTGGAGCGTGCGTACAACGCCTTTCGGCCACGAGTCCCTAGACTCGTGGCCGGAGTGTTGAAGATGAACCGGGAGTACAAAGACGCCGACGAGTTGAGGAGTATAGTTGACCTGTCGTTCGTGGACGCCTACCGTTCGTTCGACTCGTCTATAACTCCAGACCTTTTAGATTATATTTCCATGTGCGTGAGTCGGAAATTAATCGAGGAGTGTAACCGGGCAAAACTCCGAGTTCGAGCGGCTGATATGTCAGCCGTTCCTGACAGGACCAGGGTTCAGGAGTTCTCAGTGAAGGAATACGCGGCCAGGGCGGTCCTCAACCTACAGGACGACGTGGTCCGGGTTATTTCCACCCTGTTCGCCGGGGACTTCCTGAACCAGTCATCTCCTACCAAGTGTAGGGTCGCCCTGTCCAACCACCTGAAGTCCAAACTTGGGTGGTCCCGACGACGGTTGGAAAACGTTTACGAAGAGATCCGAAACATTAACGCCTGAGGAGAATTAGAATGGGAATCCTTTCTGACTGGCAAATCGAACGGGACATTAAAATCACCCCATTTGAGTTATACAACAAAGAAAAGCAAACCGGAAAGGTGAGTTGGGGGTGTGGGAGTTACGGATACGATGCCCGTGTGGGGTACAAGTTCCGGGTGTTCAAGCCCTACCCATGTACCGTCATCGACCCGAAAAACTTCGACACCAGGATGCTCGAAGAAGTGGACCTGACCCCCACCAACCACGAGGACGGAGTTCAGTCAAAGTTCACTACCATTCCGGACCACATCCTGATCCCACCCCACTCGTTCGTTCTAGCGGAAACAATCGAAACGTTTACCATCCCGCGTGATGTCCTGTGCGTGGTTGTCGGCAAGAGTACATACGCGAGGTGTGGATTGGTTTGCAACGTAACGCCTGGGGAACCTGAGTGGACTGGTAAGTGGACCATTGAACTGTCCAACACCACCCCCATCCCGATCAAAGTTTACTGCGGGGAAGGGATCATGCAGTGCCTATTCTTCAGGGCGGACGGGCGTGACGAGAGGACACAATCCATCCTTAATCTCGTTCTATCCGGAGGATACGACAACCATGAACTATACAACATGTTACACGAGGACGTCACCTGCCGGACGTCCTACGCCGACAAGAAAGGGAAGTACCAGAACCAAGACGGAATAACCAATCCCAGTGTCACCAAAAAGGAGAACAAATGAAACTTACCCTGGACGACAAAAGGCTGAAACGCAGCCTGATCTGGCGGACTGAGAAGTTGATGGAGGCGGTTTTAGGCCATCCCAAATACAAGAACTACGACATCAGGAAATCCTGTCTGTTGTGGGCATGGGCCACCATCCAAGCAGGAAAATTGATTCGGGGCGGGTTGCAAAACCTCCAACTTCAGGGAGGGAGTGCGGGTTGGCGAATAGTCCTCGATAGCCTGGACGACGGGGCATCACCAACTCACTACTCCTACGTCTACACCGACCCCGAGGATTCAATTGACCTTGGAGAAATCCACTTCTGGGCAGCAGTCGCCCCTCAGGACGACAGTAATGGAAATGGACTGATCGTGGACCTGACCACAAAGTACGTTCCAGACTTGGCTCGTGAAAAAGGACTGGAATTGTCCTGTGCCCCACCGATGGCAATCTGGTCCAGGCCGGATGAGATTAAATTGGACTGCTACTACGAACCTTGCCTGGAGGCCATCATTCATGGTAACTTTCTGATAAAAGAAATCCATAACATCCTATAGGAGTTAGTAGTGACTAAGAAGACGCCCTACCCATTTCAAAGGATTGGGGCAAGAAAAATCCAGAAGTTCCACGGTAGGGCGTTGTTAGCGGATGCTATGGGGCTTGGGAAAACACTCCAAGCCCTGCTTTGGTTGAAATGGTATCTTGGACGAGGGCCAGTAGTAATCGTCACCCCCTCCACGATTAAAGAAGTTTGGAGGAGGGAAATTGCGGACATGGACCTAGATATGTCCGTTAAGGTTCTGGAAGGGAGAAAGCCTCCCCCGTCTGGCCTTCGAGTTAGTCCAGACCGGATTTACATCGTCAACTATGACATCCTGGGCAAACCAGACGACCCGGACTCATGGTGCAACTACTTGAAGAAGGTCCAACCCCGCCTCGTAATCGGAGATGAGGTCCATTATGTAAAATCAAAGGATGCTTTGAGAACTAAATCGTTCCGACATCTGTGCGATGGGGTCAAGCACGTTGTCCTGATCTCAGGCACCCCGATGACCAACCGGCCAGCGGAGCTATGGCCGGCGTTGAACATCCTCCACCCCGAAACGTTCGACTCGTTTTATTCGTTCGGGTCCAGATATTGCAATCCTAGACGGACGCCGTGGGGGTGGGTGTACAACGGTGCCGCCAATCTGGAAGAGTTGCACGATATTCTGAACGAGACGTGTATGATCCGAAGGCTAAAGGAAGATGTTCTGAGGGACCTACCGACCAAGACCCGGTCCGTAGTCCCTATGAAAATCTCCCGACCGAAAGAATATCTCAAAGCGGAAACAGACTTCATCAAATGGTTGAGAAAATATTCCAAGACCAAGGCAGATCGTGCCATGAAGGCAGAGAAGTTAGTCCAGATGGGCTACCTGAAACGTCTTGCCGCCGAGTTGAAACTTCCGTCCGTGGTGGATTGGATTCAAAACTTCTTAGAAGAGTCCGACGATAAGTTGATCGTATTTGGCGTACACAGAATCGTCCTGAAGAGCCTACAGGAGAAGTTCAAAAAAATATCCGTACTGGTGGACGGGTCCGTCACCGGCCCGGCCCGACAGGCGTCAATAGACGGATTCAACCAGAATCCAAAGAGGAGGTTATTCCTAGGCAACGTCCAAGCCGCCGGGGTGGGGTGGAGTTGCACCTCGGCCAGCACCACGGCGTTCGTTGAATTCCCCTGGACGCCAGGGGAGATGATCCAGGCCGAAGACCGCATCCACGGCATCGGCCGTGGGACGGGGGAACCAGCCACCTTCTACAACCTTGTAGCGGGGGGGACTATCGAGGAGAAACTGATCGAACTTCTCGCCCAAAAGCAATTGACTCTGGATCAAACTATGGACGGCTCGGCCGGGGCGAGCGGATTCGACCTGATGGAAAAACTAGCCCAATCCCTAATAAGGAAACAATAATGACAATCCGAGTCCCAACCCGCCCCACCAAAGGCGTTCTGTACGTCCGTGGCATCCCGACCCCGGTCAAGTCCTTGTTCAAGGCAACGTGTGCCCGTCGTGGTGAGGACATGAGCAAGGTCATCCAGAAGCTAATGTCCGCCTATGTGGAAAACCCCAGAATCACGGAGAAGAGGAAATGACCGTCGAAGAATACCTCCAGAAGTGGATGTCCCAGCACCCGAGCTTCCAAGTCACTCCGGAAGAACTCCAGTTCGTCGAGGCCGTGAGGAAAGCCAAGGCCGGCGAAGTGGGGTACGGGTGGATGCAGGACATCATCGAAGTGGAGTGGCAACACGTTCAGCCCGGCGGGGCGTGGGGGCCAAATTACTTCAGGAAGACAATCCAAAAACTCGAGAGAATCATCCGGGAGATGTCATGAACCTCCTCCGAGTTCTGGAGGAACTCGGGATCAAATACAAATCCCCAGGAGAGTCCAAACACGTCAACCACGGTTGGGTTGGGATAATCTGCCCCCACTGCGGAGGAGGGACCAACAACTATGGGATGGGGATAAACACTTCCAGTCTGGCCTGCACCTGCTGGAAGTGTGGCAAACACCGTCTGTTTTCTACCCTGAAAATTGCCACTAAGGTGCCCTTTCATCGGGTATCTGAGGTATTGGGCACGCTACGGGCCGAACGGCCCGTAGAACGCACGCTAGGGGCATTAAAAACGATTCTGCCGCCGGGTATTGGCCAGCTTGAATCGGCTCACCGGCAATTTTTACGTTCTAGAGGATTCACCCCCACCAAAATAGAGGAGGTATGGAAAGTTCAAGGCATCGGACAGACGGGAGGGAGGTACGCCTGGTCCTTATTCATTCCAGCTTTACTTGGGGGCGAGGTGGTGTCGTGGACGACCAGAGGTGTAGGGATGGAAAAGAGATACGACTCTGCCCCCGCCGAGTCCGAGAGGGTTCCGATCAAGAGCATCCTATACGGCGGAGACTTATGCTCCCATGCCGTCGTGTGCTGCGAGGGGCCACTGGACGCCTGGGCTATAGGACCGGGCGGGGTGGCAACGTGTGGCCTTGGGATTACAGCCCTCCAGGTCGTCGCGTTGGCTGCCTACCCCGTCCGGGTGGTTTGTTTCGACAACGAGGAAAAAGCCCAGCGAAGAGCCGAGGAAGTGTGCCTGGAATTGGCTCCATTTCCAGGCGAGACATTCAACGTGTGCCTGTCTGGAAAAGACGCCAGCAGGAGTCCAAAGTCTGAGATCGAAAAACTCAAAAGGAGATTCCTAAAGTGAATCAGGAAGAAGAATTTCACAAAATTCTGGACGAGAACCCAGACGACTGTCTCACCAGGATGGTGTTATCGGATTGGCTAGAGGAGATGGGCGACGCCAGGGCAGAAGGGTATATGGTGATAGGTGGGATGAAACTTCTTCCAGAGCACAATCCTACCATGTGCGCCGGATGCAACATCAACAACCCGCTCGGGTGTTGGTCGTGGTGGTGCCAAACGGAACTAACAAGAAATTACGAGGAGAATTTAATCGGAGCCATCCCGCAAGAATGGTTTGACCTTATCGAGTCCAAACACACCTACAGCGAACAGAAGACTCGGGAAGTGGAAGGAAAATCGTCCAAGATCATGGTGTGCTTGTCGAAGGATTTTCTGACCAGACGAGGATCCGAGGACGCAGCAGCTCTGGCCTGGAGTCTTCTTCCGGAGAAGACTAAGGAAAAAATTCGGAAAATCTACCCCGAAGCGTCGTGGGTGAAAATCTTATAGTAATCAGAACATCTCCATCCCCTGGAAATCCTTGTAAAACTCAACTTCTTTACAAAACTTATTTTGAACTCACTAGGAAAAAGTGAAAGGATTTAGGTTTTGCCCTTCGACGCCAGTCGAAGGCTCCAAAAAGACGGCAGGCGAGTATCTTCCGCCACCATTGACGGGGCAATATTCTGAAGAACGAACGGCCGCTACGAGGATTACATGAAACTTCCAAACTCAAAACCGATCTACTTCTGCGATGAGGACAACCTCGCGGATTTCCGCAACCCTGGAGATTTCATCCCGGTATACCACTCCTGGGCTAAAGTGGTCGGCTTCCAAGAGGCAGGGTTCCTTCAATACCTGAACAGCACAAAAATCTTCTATAGGAATCTCGGCAAACTGATAGACGGAAAGTGGTTCTACTCGACCATCAAAGACGCCGAGGATAAGACAACTTTCTCCAATTACGTTCAATCTCATATAATCACAAAACTGCTAAAAATCGGAGCCATCTCGATGCAAGTTCGTGGCCTACCACCACGAAGGTATTTTTGCATTCACAACGGAGTGATCGAAAAACTGGCCGGGTTGGTCAATACTTCCGGCAAAACTGCTCAAATATCCATATCAGGCAAAACGTCTGATATGGATATCGCCCCGATTAAGGAAGCACCAAAAACCCCTACGAATCTCAATAATCAAGTTCCTCGAAGAACTATATTCAAGAAACTCAAATATAGTTCTTCGAGGAACTCAAAAATCCCTATAGGTATTAGAAACAGAAAGATAGAAACAAAGGAGGCCGCTGGACCCAACTCGCTTCGCTCGTCTGGCACCATCGACCCTCCTTCTGAAGACTCTGAAATCACCCTGGTGACTAACACAACAACAAACACAACCCTTCCCGTATCAACGGAACGCGACAGTTTTCTCCCCCAAACAAAAACTCCCACCAAGGCGACTCCGTCGCCTATGGACAGAGCAAGTGCCGTACTCTTACGTAAGTTGGTACAATCCCGTGGTAAGTTTGTTTCGTCGGACAAAACCAAATGGGCCATACAGTTCGCCGTCCTCCGTGAGCAGTTGTCGGCTCCGCCGAATTCTGAAGACGCAGGGAATAGAATTCGTGCCGCTTTGGAATTCTATTTGACCAACTTCGGAAAGCCAGGGTATAAGTTGCCTGACTGCTGGGACGGCAAACAGTTCAAGTCCGCCTTCAACTGGATTGAAGGCGAAATGAAAAAAACCGCCCCCAGCCCCCAATTGGAATTGCCCACGGAAATGGTCCGGCTCGCCAAAAACCTGAAACGGGACTACAACTGGCCAAAAGGGTCCGAGACGTTCGTGGACGACGCCGTCAATATCGGCTACTCCAGTTATGTCGAGTTCCGTGACAAGATTCGTTTGGTCGTCAAAGGTAGGCCAACTATGGACCGCCTCCGCCGGTTCGTACACAACGTCGTCCTCCCAAGCATGGGATCAGCAGAAGCGTGGGTGGGGGATGCAGCAAAGGAGTTAAGAAACAATATCAAGAATTGGAAAGCGTGGTCGGGGAGCAAGAAATCGTTTATTGGGATGACGGGATTCGCGTTCGAGTCGGAGAAGTTCCAATCGTGGGGGGCAAACCAATCTACCTCCTATGCTGGTAGTATGGACTTGTGGAATGAACTAATGAAAGAAATCAAATGCGGGTGACGAACTACTCCAAAAGTGGAAACGACGGGCGGCTGGTTATCACTGGCATGGTCGTATCGTCCCGTGTCCTGGCTGCCGTAGCCCAGAAGTGGACCCCCGATGGATTATTCGGTTCCGCCCATCTGGACCGAATCGGCGGGTGGTGCATCAGGCATTTCAACAAATACGGGAAAGCACCCGGTGCCCAGATCGCGTCCTACCACCGGCGGTGGGCCGAGGCCAAGAATCGTCCGGATGAAGAGTCCCAGGCTATACAAGGACTTCTATCCAGCCTGTCTGAAGAGTACATCCGACGAGAGAGAAAGACCATTCAGTCGGACTACGTCATCCAGGTGGCTACCGACCTGTTCACTGGTGTCCGGGTCGCCGCCGCAGCGGCCGAGGCCAAGGATTTGGCTGCAAACGGAAAACTCGATGAGGCAGTGGCGGTACTCCAAAAAGTAGACAGGGTGGAGATGACACAGGAGGATATGACGGACATCTTCACCGATACGGCTGCTATCACATCCGCCTTCGAGTCCACGTTCGAGCCGTTGGTGGTCTACCCTGGGGCAGCGGGGGTATTTTTCGGGAACCGACTCCGCCGCCGGGCATTCGTCTCTTTTGAAGCAATGGAAAAAAAGGGCAAAAGTTTCTGGCTGATGGATGTGGCATGGAGGGCACTGGAACAAGGAAGGCGGGTGGCATACTTCGAGATGGGTGACCTTTCCAAAGAAGACGTGATTATGCGACTCGCCGCCAGGAGTACCGGCAAGCCAGTGGACCCAGAAGAGATGGCGAGTGATCCTAAGGGCCGATACCGATACCCCCTGATGTTGGAGCCGGCCGGCGGGAGGGAGAAGTGTGAAGTGCAGTTGGAAGATCGACTGGTAAAGGTAAGGATGACTTCGTCCGAGGCCAAGATCAGTTTCGCCAAGCAGACGGCCAAATACGGAATTGATAAGTTCAAGGTATCCTGCCACCCAACCAAGACTTTGTCCGTTGCTGGCATTCAAACCATTCTCGCTCGACAAAGGAGTAAATACTTTTGGGTGCCGGACGTGATCGTAGTGGACTACGCCGATATCATTGCCCCTATGCACGGAACCGCCGACACTCGGGACCAGATCAATCATACCTGGGCCATGCTCCGATCCCTTTCGATGTCCTCCAACAGTCTAGTCCTAACCGCCACCCAAACCAACCGAGGAAGTTACGACGCCAAGACCATCGACATGGAACATGCGGCCGAAGACAAGCGAAAGCGGTCCCATGTTACGTTCAGCATTGGGATTAACCAAACCGACCCGGAGAAGGAGGAAGGGGTCTACCGCCTCAACCCAATCGTTGCCAGGACCGGGCAGTACGACAAGCGGAAGTGCCTGTTTACGGCGGGTTGTCTCGCCGTGGCCAACCCGTGTGTCTTCAGCACGTTTTAACTGCGTGCCGTTTTTACCCCTAAAAACAGCCCGTAAAGGGCCAAACCCCTGTTGCCCGAGGTTTCTATCGGGTTTCAGGGGTTTGGCCCTTTACGGGCTGTTTTTGGGGGTTTAAATCATGGTGTTGGTTTGTTCACTAAAAGGGGGATTTTATGAAAGATTGGCCAATTTTCTTTGTCCCAGAGACAGCCTCTGACAGATACCATGTCGGACAAATACTCCACACCGTCAGAGGGTTTTGGAGTTCACAGTACGAGGATACCCAGTTCTGGGAGGTGTGCCAACAAGAGTGGTACGTCTTGTCTGTCTCGGACAGAACTAAGGACATGGTATTGGTCCCGTCTCGTGATAGGTCTCCGATCCCAGGGGCTGATCAAATGTATACCACTGTCGATAGTGGTGAACATTTTTACACCAATTGGGCACAATTAGACGCCGCTACGGCGTTGCTACGAGCAACGCCACTAACGAAAAAATAGAACTAGGCAAAATTCGCCCCCACTGCACTACTCACCGGGTAGGGGCGAGTTGTTGCCCTTATGTGTCGGTTTCAAGTGTTCGGTTTGGTCCGCACCAAGGAGTCTTAGAATGTCCGTCAAGGTGAAAGAGTCCGATGCTCGCTTGCTCCTGAAGGCAGTTGGGTTCAACGACAAAATCGTGAACGAGTGGACGGTCGAGCGGCTGGCAGCCAAGCTGTCCAAGTTGAGCGACCACGTTGGGATCGAGAAGAAGCCGAAGGACAAAATTCTGGGCAAACTGTTCGCAGACGTGATGACTGCTGCGGACGAAGAGGAAGATGTGGTCGTAGTCGCAGAAAAGAAAGGGGCAGTCACTACGACTTCCGCCCCAGTGACCAAGACTCCCGTCAAGGGAAAGGTCAAATCGGAACCGGAGGATGATGATGAAGAAGAGGAAGACATGGGCGACGATGATGAAACCGAAGATGCGTATACTGACGAGGAAGATGATGACACTGACGAGGACGAAACGGAAGATGGTGATGAGGATGTCGAGGATGAGGATGAAGGGGAAGAGGATGGCGATGTGGACGTGGACGAAGACGGCGACGGTGATGACGATGATACTCCCATCTGGGACAAGGGCGACAAAGTAACCTTCACCGACCGGAAGAAGATCGTGACCGGGACGGTGGTCAAGACCAGTCCGGCGACTGGACTGGTGACGATCAAGTCCGAGTTCAAGACTCACCACTGCCGGCCGGAAGACCTGACGGCAGCTCCGACCAAGAAATCCCCGTCCGCCAAGCCGACTCCGGTTGTGGCAAAGGGGAAAACGAAGCCCGTTGATGAAGACGAATCCGAGGACGAAGATGACTCGGAAGAGGATGACGACGATTCTGACTCGTCGGAAGAGGATGACGACGACGAAGACACAACCGATTCGGACGATGAGTCCGATGATGAGGAGGATGAAGAGATGGAGACTAAGTCCAAGTTGAAGTCCAAGAGCAAGGGCGAGAAGTCCGTACCGGCAAAAGCCAAGCCCGGAAACGTCGCCCCAGGGAAGAAAGCCCCCAATTTCCAAGGGGCTGGTGGGGCAGGTAAGCCAGGAGTAATCGACTCCATCGTCGAGTTCTTGGAGAAGGCCAACGAACAAAAACCGCTGTCCAAGCCCCAGATCGTGTCCATGATTAAGAAGCGATTCCCTGACAAGGAAGTTTCGGCTATCGAATCGACCGTTGGGCAGAACATTCCTACCAAGTTGAGGACGGCTCGCAACTTGGACATCAAGAAGAACGAACACGGCTATTGGATTAAGCCCAAGAGCAAGAACAAGAAATAACTCCGCCCACCGTGGGACTGCACCTAAACAAGAAGGTTGCAGTCCCTGAATCGCCGTGTGGTCCCGAGCGGTGTGGAAATCGGGGCAACATGGGTCTGAAGCTCAACGGTAGAGCTGGATGCTCATAACGTCTAGGAAGTCGGTTCGACTCCGACCAGACCCACAGACTATATAACTGGATTTAAGGACGAGGGATTTGGATTCTGGCTGCTCACCAAGATCAGCCAGAATCCAAATCCCTCGTCCAATTTTATTGGATAAATTTATGGGATTCAGAAAATACCTCCCAACTGTAGGCAAACCATCGTACTCCGATCACAAGAATAAGTATCAGCGTTACAAGTGTGCCCGGTGTAGGAAAGTCTTTGAAAAGACCGAAACGATTGCAAATCGTTTCCAATGTCCAAATTGTAAAATCCCTGTATCTCAAATTAAGGGGTAAGATCATGGCTTGTCCAACTTTTCCGGAATCCATTGACGAGGCCATTCTATGCCTACTCCGCATGAAAGCCCTCTTGGAGGCGGGACCGCCAGCCTTTTGGGGATGGCACAAAAAACCAATCGACGGAACTAATGAGTATCTTTCGTCTGGACAAATTTTGGATTCTAATGGTGATGTTACCGATATCACTCTTCTGGTGAATCCAGCTTCCAACTCGGCAGTTCGCACGATCACCATCCAGTTCTACGATTCTACCCCCTGTCCATGAATGAGGTAGCTATGGCAACTCGAACTCCTCGCTTCTTCAAGTCCGTACAGCCCTACTCGTGTACGATCTGGATCGCCATACCGGGAAACTGCACGGCATACGGCGGAATTTGGTATTACGAGGTTAAGAAAGTTCTGGCCGACTACTGCCGGACCTGCACCACCAACGGGCCGGACGATGTTGGCCTGTGCGTCACCCTCCAAACTAACGTGGATTTCCTTCACAAAGACGGGGAGGAGTATGGGTACAAGATCGGACTGGTCAACTACCCACGTTTCCCCAAGACACGCGAGCAAATCAGGAAACATGCCTTCGACATCGCATTTCTACTTGTCGAGAAATTGAAACAAAAATCGGCATTAGTGGACTTCGGTGATGACACCGTGTGGATCAGTCCCTACCCTTTTCTGGAGAAAAGTGATGGACAACAAGGCATCGAATATGATGGATTGGTTAAATAAAATGAGGAAAAATCGTCAGATTGGGGAAATGAAAAATTACGCTAAGGATCACAACGAATTCAGTGAGTTCATATTGACGGCGTTGATGCTGTCCACCCGTCCGGCCTTGGCCCTACGGGCCATGTTTGAAGATTGGGATATTGCCAGAATACAAAAAGAGTTGTTTTCTAACTGAGGAATAAATGAAGGCAACAATCGACAGAGGGGGCTTCCTTCACCTACTGGAAGCCGTACAGCCAGGTATATCTCCAGGGGAGGTAGTAAGTCAGTCCGGGTCATTTGTGTTCAGTGGTGGAATGGTAATCACCTATAACACGGATGTGGCCTGTCGAGTTAAGTCCGGCTTACCAAAGGACTTCGTGGGAGCAGTAAAAGCCAAGGCGTTTCTGGAACTTCTCAAGAAGATGGAGTTTGAGACGTTGGAGTTGAGCGTGGAGGCATCTCAACTAATCATTCGTGGGGGCAAGACAGACAGGGTTAGACTCAGGATGGATGGAGAGATGACCCTACCACTATCAGGTCTGGAACGCCCAACTAAACAACAGTGGCGTCCTGTTCACGAAGAGTTCAACGATGCAGTTGGGATCGTATCCGCAGTAGCAGGTAAAGATACCAGTCAGTTTATCGGTATGTGCGTCCATATGACCCCGAAGTGGGTGGAGGCAACTGACGGTTTCCAACTTGCCCGATATAATGTGGACACAGGTCTGGCTGTACCTGTCCTGGTTAAGAAGGACTCGCTCAAGCACGTCGTACCTCTGGACGTGACGAAAATCTGCGAGACGGATCGGTGGGTACACTTCCGAAACCCGGCCGGGGTAACAATGTCCGTCAAGCGACACACCGATCCCTTTCCAGACTTGAAGGCGAATTTGAAGGTGTCGGGAGAGCCAGCCGCTCTGCCGAAAGGATTGGCTCAAGCCGTGTCCGTGGCCAGTATCTTCTCGAAGGAGAACCCAGACAGTAACTTACTCATTCTGAACATCCGGCCCCCGACCGGAAAGGAGAAGATGGGTAAGATGATGGTGACCGGGATTGGAACCAGTGGGGACTACTCCAAACTGTATGATATCCATTATACAGGACTGCCAATGGCGTTCACCATCCCGCCCGAAATCTTGGCCCACATTGCCACCAAGCACTCGGATTGTATTCTAACTCCCAAGCGGTTGAAGGTGGAGGGCGGGAAATGGCAATACGTTACGACTCTTGGCAATCCTGAGTCCATGACACCTGTAACCGAAAAGAAACCCAAGGTTCAGGAATCCTTACCTGAACCTGAGGAAACTGAAGATGTTTCCTGACGATGAATATCCTGATGAATGCAGACCGACCAAACAAGAATTCATAACCATGATGTTCATGGTTTTAATAACCATCCTGTCGATTATTATAGTGTCATTGTAAATTCAATGACTTCTAACATAGGAGACAAATCGTGTCCGAGAAAGTCCCTCTTCCAGTCTTTGAGGAATACAAACCGATTCGACAGAATCCTTTTTACCTGCCAGATCGACATACCCTAAACGTATTAAACAACAAACCTTGGATTGCCTCTTACTCGGGAGGTAAGGACAGCACCAGTCTGGTGACATGGATAGAATGGCTCCGTCGCACCGGGCTGATAAAAGCTCCACAACCCCGTCTTATTCAGAGTGACACGGAGGCTGAATACCCTTTCCTGACCGAAGTTGTCGAGATGATGATTTCAACCCTCCGATCAGTGGGATGGGACTGCACTATTGTCCGACCTCACCAATCGAAGAAACTGTACAACTCCATTTTCGGTCTGGGCCAAACTCCTATCAACCCCGCATTCAAGGGAATGCGGTGGTGTACTCGCCAGACTAAAATCGGCCCTATGGACATTTACAAGAAGGAGATGACAGACAAAGGATTAGTATCTCTAACTGGAGTCAGGTGGGGAGAATCCAGGCACCGTGATGTAAAACTTAAAGCCCGACAAGATAAGGACCGAGAATCCCAATCTTCCGGGTGTAGTGCCGGAGGGGAATGTGGCCTCCCACAACTCAAGAAGGGATCAGAAGAAGTGTTTGGTCCAATTATAACGTGGCATGATGTCCACGTTGTCAAGTGGCTGTCCGGCACCGACGAGGCCGAGAAGACCAACCCGATGATGGAGGATTTGCGGACGGTGTCCAAACGCCTTCTTACCGTCTACCATACCAAAGTAGGTGAAGAAGGATTGGGTATTTTTCCACGCAAGGTTCACTTTATGAGATTCGGATGTATTGGATGTCCTGCATTGATGCAAGATAAAGTCGTTAAAGCTATGGAAAGGGAAGATCCAAGTATTTCTGCTCTCCGGGCTATCTACGTTCTGTGGGGCGAAGCCAGACTGAAGCACAATCGGATGTGGTGTTGGAACGATAAGAAACAAAAAATCCAATACGGGCCGATGCGGGTGGCAGTGAGGAAAGATTTGTTCGGGCGGTTGCTGGAGATTCAGGAGCGGTCTGGGGTAACCATCGTATCCGAGGCCGACAAGAAGTTCATCCACAAGTGCTGGCGTAAGAATCTTCATCCTGGCAAGGACCAGGATAAGTGGAGAGAAGGAGTCATCCCAAAGGAGTACAAGAAGTGAGTAACTTGGACCTGATAATCGCCGTGACCATCTCTATGGTGATTTTCACCGCGTTCATGTTGATCGGATCACCCTCTAAGTCGAGGAAGAGATGAGCCGTGAGCCGTTCATGCCCCTTACCCTCCTGACTGGCGAGAAGAAGGAAAGTTCACGAACCCCTGACTGTGGAAAGTGTGGTCTGAAGGTTCAATGTCGTCGTCCGATGATGCCCCCGTCTGGTTCGGGAAAGAGGAAAATTCTGGTAGTTACGGATCGAGTTCGTGGAGATGAAGAAAATTTTAACTGCCATCTCGCTGGCCAGTACGGTCGGGATGTATCTGAAGTCTTCCGTAAATACGGGATTGAATTACGGGAGGACTGCTGGGCCACGTCCGCTACCATTTGCAATGGTCCTCCGACCTCCAATGCAGTTGAATACTGTCGGGCCAATCTTCTAAATACCATCGACAAACTTAAACCGGAGGTAATTATCCTTCTCGGGCCGGAGGCCCACAAGTCCCTGGTCGGCGACCTATCCACGTCCAGTACCGGGGCGGAAGATCGGCTGGCTGGATATCTCATCCCGAGCGTCGCGTTGAACACCTGGGTATGTCCCACCTTTCATCCCCACCGAGCCAAGACAGATGGGATGAACGAGGTGTCAAAAGTCCTGTTCTCGCAACACGTCGAGGCCATTTCCAAACTCAGGGGACGCCCATACACAAAAGTTCCTGACTACTCTTCCCGTATTCGAGTATACACGAGTCCCAAACTCGCCGCTAAGTTTATATCAGAGAATTTTCAGGATAGTCGAATGATCTCATTCGACTACGAGACTACGACTCTCAAGCCGGATGGTCCTCACGCCAAGATTGTTTCCTGTGCAATATCCGACGGTGAAGTCTCCGTTGCCTATCCGTGGCACGGCTTGGCAATCGAGGCCACAAAAAATATCCTGAGAAATCCCAAAGTCAAGAAGATAGCAGCCAACGCCAAGTTCGAGGATAGATGGACCCGTCGTATTCTCGGGATTGATATCAAGGGATGGTTGTGGGACACTGTTCTTGCTGCCCACATCCTAGATAACAATACCAAAGTGCGACACATTGCCTCAGTTAAATTCCAAGCCTTTGTTCACCTTGGTGTCCCAGAGTGGGATATTGTCGTCGGTCCGTATCTGGAGAGTGAAAAGGATAGAGGAGAGAAGCAGGGTAACGCCAAGAACCGAATCGACGAGGTAGATTTACAATCACTCCTAAGGTACAATGCCTACGATTCCTTGTACGAATTCCTAATCGCCAACCTCCAAATGAGGCGGCTGAAAGAGGGGGTATCGTGTGGGAATGTTTGAATTGTGGACTAACAGATTATCCAAAGGGCGGAAGGGGATTGTGTTACCGATGCTATCGGAGAACAGAGATACGACGCCGGTTCGATAAAAAGCCAAACCGAATAATATTGAAATGGAGTAGAAAAATGATTTCCACTCTGCGGTGGATGAGGACTACCGAACGAGTGTCGATCCCGAACATTGCTACTGTATTCGGGACAAGTTCTAACCAGATCCGAGACGCACTACACAAGTACAAGATTTTTCGGTTTCCAAAATTAAAAACTTGAGGAAAAAGTTATGGCAAACTTCGTAACTCCAGTTGTTCATATCATCGGATACACTCATGGCGATTTGGACGCCATCATTCAATACCTGAAAGAAACTGACCAAACGGACTTTATTGACGACATCAACGAAGCCAAGGACACAGAGTTGACGACAGGGGAGATTATTATCTCCCTGTTTGCCAAATTGTGCTACAAGTCCTTGGTCGTCGGCAAGAACGCCAACGTCCAAAAGACTAGGTCGGTTCGGAAGAACATTGAAGGGTGCTTCGACACAGGACATGGAAGTGTGTTCGAGCATATGTCCATTAACTTCTTGATTACCAACTGCTCCCGAGTGTTTACCCACGAGTTAGTTCGACACCGTGTAGGAACTGCGTTTTCCCAAACAAGCGGAAGGTATTGTCGCTTGGATAATATCGACCTGGTGTTGGACCCGATCCTGGAGCCAGTGGGGGACATTTTCAAGAAACATCTGGAGAAGACCGAGATCGCGGTTTACCTAGCCGAATGCAAACTCGGCCTCCGCAAACCCCCGGCGTCGGACCCCGACGCCCCGCCGAATAGATGCCTGACCACGGACGAGAACGAGTTTGGAGGATTCACCAGATCCAAGTGGGTGCCGGACGACACGTTCGACTTCGAGCGGCGAAAAAAGATCACAAGTGCCATCCGCCGCATCGCTCCTAATGGTCAATCCAATGAGATCGGGTTCACTTGCAACGTGAATGCCATTCGACATATCCTGATGCTGCGGACAGCTAAACACGCTGAATGGGAGATTCGATTGGTGTTCAATCAAGTATATCACGCCATCATGTCCCGATGGCCTCTGTTGCTTCACGGCCACAAGACGCGGGATCATGAAGGGTTATTGGAGATATATAGTATGAAGAAGAATCCATATGAGGAGACTCCAAAGTGACAGACACTCCTAAAATCTTGGTCGGTTCGGTGTGGCGGCACAGGAATGGTACCATGTACGTCGTCAGGGGCTTGGCGAATATCGAAAAGGGTTGTGTATGGGCGGTGGTGTACGAGGGGATTAGTTCCGGTATTTGTTGGGTGCTTCCGGTTTTGGAATTCATCGACGGCCGCTACGTTCTGGAAGTCAACAGCGAGTCGAATTATGATCCCAGTGACCGTGGACGCGATGAGACTCTTCCACGAGGGTCAGATGGTTCTATCGAGGATGGAACACAACGGAGTGAGGGTGAACCTCAAATACCTATTAGGTACGAAGGAGCGGACTAAGGTCCAACTTGACGATCTGGAAGTTAAGATGAGGTCCGATCCCGTGTACGAGATGATCCAGAAAAGGTTCGGAGATAAGGCTAACACTGGCTCCCATGACCAATTAGTAGAGATAGTATTCGGTAAGGATTACCTGGCATACGAAGTCCGAGGTCACACGGCGACCGGCAAGATTGCTGCCGGTAAGGACCAACTGGATGAGATTGAGGAGCCATACGTCCAGAATTTTCTGATCGCCCAGAATCTAAAGAAGTCCATCAACACTTATTTGGATGGGGTCGAACGGGAAATGGTCGAGCGGGACGGGTACTGGTGGGTCCACCCCTCCTACAACCTCGCTACCATTTCAACCTTCCGATCTGGGTGTCGGGCGATCAACTTCCAGAACGTGCCGAAGCGTAACCCGGACATGGCAAAACGTATTCGCCCTCTTTTCCTACCGAATTATGGACATCACTTTGTAGAGGTAGACTTCAGTCAACTGGAAGTACGAATTGGATGTCCTTACCATAAAGATCCAGTCATGATTAAGTACATCATGGACCCTGGAACGGATATGCACGGTGACACGGCTATGGAAATGTTCTTCCTCAAGAAAGAGGAAGTAGACAAGAAGACCGCCAGGGACTCAGCTAAGAACCAATTTGTCTTTCCCCAATTTTATGGGTCCAATTATGTGAACTGCTGCAAGTTCATATGGAAGTCGATACGGCAGAGAAAGTTTATGGTCGGTGAAAAAACCATGTTCGAGCATTTGGCTTCCAAGGGGATTATGGAACGTGGGGAATGTGTGCAGGGGAGTGATCCCAGACCTGGGACTTTTGAGTCTCATCTTCGTGAAGTCGAACGGAAGATGTGGTTCAAGAGATTCTCCATTTACACATCTTGGAAGAAATCTTTTTACGAGGATTATCTCAAGGCCGGTGGTTTTCGGATGCTATCAGGGTTTGCCGTTAATGGGGTGTTTGGTCGGCGGGACGTAGCCAACTACCCCATCCAAGGTAGTAGCTTCCATTGTCTCTTGTGGTGTCTGATCCAAATAGACAAATGGATCAGGAAGTATAAAATGAAAACTAGGATCATCGGAGAGATCCACGACGCCGGTCAGTTTAGCGTACACCCTTCCGAGTTGCAAGACTTCTTACATGAAACATACAAGATCATGACGAAAGACCTCCCAAAAGCATGGTCATGGATCAATATCCCACTGGACACCGAATCAGATGTGGGACCAGTAAATGGAGATTGGACCAAGTGTGAGCAGTGGTTGGAAAAAGGTGGAATTTGGGGAGCAAAGGCATGAAGACTCATCCTTACCCGTGGAAGGCTCAACAAGCCCCTCCAGTCGATAAGTCGAACCATGTGATCGTCTGTGGATCAAGAGATTGGGAAGGAGATAAGAAGTTCATCAGGGTCATGGACGACTATCTGTACTGGCTGGACCCAGTTCTAATCTGCGTCGGATCGGAAGGTCACAAAACTGAACGTAATGGACAATGGATTTGGCGAGGAGCTGATTCCTACGCCAATGACTATGCCGCCAAAAACTGGCTCTTGAAAATGGTTTTCCACGCAGCATGGGACAAAAATGGTAAAAATGCCGGGCCGAAGCGGAACCGAGAGATGGCGACACACGCCGCCCAAGTGAAAGGAAGGTGTATTTGTTTTTGGGATGGTAAGAGTCCTGGTACGAAGAACATGATCGAGGAGTTCTTGAAATTGAACCCGCCACAACGGTTACACGTTGTGCGAGTTAAGAACGTGATTTAAACCACTGAATAGGTATCGCGGTGAGGTACACGGGTCGAATCTGAGGCCAATTACGGGTTACCCACGGTTGTCGATTCTAGGGGCTGTTTTTGGGGGTTTAAATCATGGTGTACAAGCGTGAAGGTTTAACTTTAAAACGGACTTCCATCAAGGAGATTTAAATTGTCCGAACTGTCATGCAAGAAGAGGGACGGTCGGGTCGTCACGTTCGACGCCGACAAAATCCGGAAAGCGTTGGGCCTGTGCTTTAAGTCCACCGACTTTACGGATCGGGTCGTTTTATGGACAGAAACAATCGTCAGGGGGGTGATCAATTCCCTGAAAGCCAAAAATATTACCATTCCCGATGTGGAGGACGTTCAACGTCTGGTCATACAGCAACTCTGGACGGCCGGTTTGTTTGCCCAAGCGGAACACTACCAGAACTATCGCGAGGAGAAAAACAGGGCAAGGTGCCTACTTCCAGTTTCACAGGAAGTTCAGGACCGTTTTGTGGAAATGCAAACGCACTTCCCAACCGACCTCCAGATTTACCAGTTCATGTCCAAATTCGCCAGATGGAGGGAAACCGACGGCCGACGGGAAACATGGAAAGAGGCCGTGTACGAGCGGATCACCCCGTGGCTATTTACTCTCCCTGGGGTACTCTTAACTAATGAGGAGAAGACGGGACTCCAGACCTCCATGTATACGCTGGAAGCGTCACCTGCCATGCGGGTAGTACAGATGGCTGGGCCGGCACTGGATCGGTGCAACGTCGGAGCCTACAACTGTGCCTACGCCCCGATGTCCGACCCGTTCGCATTCGCAGAGTTGTTGTACATCCTCATGCAAGGAACCGGAATGGGTTTCTCTTGTGAGGACGAGTACGTCTCACAACTTCCACGAATCAAACGACAGAACGGAAAGTCCGAGACCCTGGTGGTTGAGGACACGACCGAGGATTGGTGTGACACTTTCCATCGTCACCTGAACCTGCTTTGGGACGGATGGGACACAAAAGTGGACGTGTCTAAGGTCCGGAAGAATAACGCCCGCCTCAGAACCAAAGGCGGGCGTTCTAGTGGTCCTGATCCTTTGGTCGAACTGCTCGACTTCTCCAGATCGCTGTTTAAATCTCGGCAGGGAAAGTTCTTGGAAGATATCGACGTACACGATATGTCGTGCAAGATTGGGACCATCGTCCAAGTTGGGGGTGTCCGACGGGCCGCTGAGATTTCTTTGTCCGACCAGACGAGTCTCTTGATGAGGAACGCCAAAAGCGGTAACTGGTACGCCCACAGTGTCCACCGTACAATGTCTAACAACTCCGCAGTCTACGAGTACGAGGATCGACCCCCGGTCGAGGTGTTCGTGGAGGAATGGGCGTCCTTGATCCGATCCAAGTCGGGGGAAAGGGGGATTTTCAACCGGACGGCAGCGAATGCCACCAAACCGGCCCGACGCCTGCCGTGGAAATTCGGGTGTAATCCGTGTGGCGAGATCATCCTACGGCCCTTTGAATTTTGTAACCTCAGTATTGCCGTGGCTCGGTCGTGGGATACCCCGGAGAGTTTAAAAAGGAAAGTGAGGACCGCTGCATACTTCGGTAAGATCCAATCAATGGCCACCAGATTCAACTACATTCGCAACGACTGGAGGAAGAACTGTGAGGAGGAACGGCTCCTGGGTGTGGATGTGACCGGCCACGCCGATTGTCCTCACCTACGGTTCGGGGCACCAGGAAGGGCACAACTTCTTCGTGATTTCAAAGAAGAAGTCCATAAGGTTGACATCATGTTGTCCGAGCGGTGGGGGGTTAGTCTGTCGGCCGCGAATACGACTGTCAAGCCGGGAGGGGATTCGTCTGTGTTCTTCGACTGTGCGTCCGGGGTATCAGACAGGTACGCCGCCAAGCAGGTCCGTTGGGTTAGGGAGCCAAAGGACACCCCTATCGCCAAGTTCTTGCGGGAATCAGGAGTTCCGACGGCCGACGCCCCGGAGCGACCGGGCGAGTTGGCCGTGTTTGGATTCCCGAAATGTGCCCCGGCCGGGACAACGACCCGTAACGACCATAATGCCATCCAGCAGTTGGAGAACTGGATGGAGTGGAAGGAGAACTACACGGAACATAACGTGTCTTGTACCATCTACGTGGACGACCACGAGTGGTTGGACGTGGGGGCATGGGTGTATCGGAACTTCTCAAAGATCAACGGGATTTCCTTTTTGCCCAAAGACAACGGAATTTACTCTTACGCCCCAAACGAGGAATTGACCGAGTTGCAGTATGTCGAGATGGTGAAGAATTTCCCGACCATCAATTGGGCCAAGCTGACCCGGTACGAGGACGAGGACCAAACGGCGGCGAGTGCCACGATGGCATGTGTCGGAGGGTCGTGTCAATAGTCACCATACAATCAGGAAGTTTTTCATGCACGAGTTCCAACGCAAGTACCGGCCGACGACTCTAAAGGAAATCGTCGGTCAACCTTCCGCCGTGAAGATGCTTCAACAGTTCGTGAAAAGGAAGGCAGTCCCACACGCCCTTCTGTTCGAGGGTCCACCTGGGACGGGCAAGACCACAGCGGCCAGGATCATGGCCGGATTGGTGGGGGCCACCGGGTCGGACTTGGTCGAGGTCAATGCTGCCTCGTCCCGAGGCATCGACCACATCCGGGAGATTCAACTCAAGTGTTCTCAAGGAACGTTTGAGCCGGACTCGACTTCCAGGGTGTGGGTGTTCGACGAGGCCCACCAGTTGTCCAAGCGGCAGGGTGGGGACGCCCAGACTGCCATGCTCAAGACTATTGAGGAACCCCCGACCGGCGTGTACTTTTTCCTATGCTCGTCGGAACCACATCACCTACTGAAAGCCATTCAGTCCAGATGCACCAGGGTCGTCCTGAAGCCAATTCCCCACAAGGATTTGGTCGGGCTGGTCACGGAAGTGGCAGCGAGCGAGGAGTTTGTAGTTGAGGCGGTCGTGGCCACAAAGATCGCGGAGGTTGCTTCCGGCAGCGGGCGGGATGCCCTGAAGTTACTGGACCAGATCGCCGGGGTGGTGGGCCAGGATGCTAGGCTGGATTTCCTTTCCAGGGCCGACTCGGAGGTCGAGTCCATTAGGTTGTGCCGGGAGTTGTGTAGCCCACGGTCCAAGTGGGTGGACGTGGCTAAAATCCTAAAGGGGGTGGAAGAAGAACCAGAGAAACTACGGCGGATGATCCTAGGATACTTCACCGCAGTCGCGTTGGGGAACAGTCCATTGGTTCCACTAGCTGCCTACATACTGGAAGTGTTTCGGGACCATTACTACGACTGTGGGAAAGCCGGGTTGGTGGCAAACTGTTATGAGGTTACAACGCACAAGTCTAAATCTAAGAAGTAAACAAAATACAACCCACCGATACTATTCGGTGGGTAAGGGGGTGCTGCAATGAGCAAGTCGCCATTTGAGATCGACAGGGACAGACTGGACGTAGAGTGCGAGAACCAGTCCTTGCTTTGTCACCAGTTGAATGTCCTACTGGCTGACGAGGAAGATCGCCTCGCTACTGCCAAAGCAGACATGGAGTTGACCGAGGCGGAAGTGGAGTTGGCGGTCAGGAATGAACCTGAGAAGTTTGTACCCAATCCGAAAGTGAAAATCACGGAAACACTGATCTCTGCTACGGTAAAAGTGTCCAAACGATATCAAACTGCCCTTCGAGCTTACAACGCCGCGAAACACGCAGTTGGGATTGCCAAGGCTGGAACAGAGGCCATCGACCACCGGAAACGGATGATCGAGAAACTGTGTGAATTACAGGGTAGAGACTATTTCTCCGGCCCACGACTCCCCAAAGGCGTGCAGGAAGGAGTAATCGAGATTTCAAGGAAGACAGTGAGGGTGTCAATGGAAGAGGAACCTCCTCTTCGCAAAAAGAAACGGAGGGTCGAGTGATAGACTTCCTGATCTACACCATGATCGGGATGGTTGTCGGACTGTGTATTTTCTGCACCATACCAATCCTGATATACTTCTGCCGGATGAGTTACCTGAAGGCCGAGTTGAATTTCGATTCCAACAACCCACCCAAACGAGGACTGGATAATGTCAAATCGTGACAAGCGGGACGAGCGTAAGGCAAAGGCGACCGGAGGGGATGTTTATTACTCTGCCGAACGGCGGCTTGCGGAACACTCCACCGGCGGGGACCGCCTTGCCATCCGGGTGCCCGACGGGGTGACCCTGTTCAAGTACGAGAAGGATAAGACCTACCGGCTGGCCTTCCTGGCCTTCCGGACTGGCAAGAACAACCCCTACGCCCCACCTGGAGTGATGTACTACGAGCGAACGTACTACACCCACCCACGGATGGGACCGAACAAGGACTGTGTGTTCTGCAACGCCAAGAACCTCAAGGAGACATGTGCGGCGTGCGATGAATACTCCATGATCTGCCAGAAGTTTCCTCCACGCTACGATAGCTGGACCCAAGCACAGAAGGACGAGGCCGGGTCGGTCAAGTACAAGGAACGACAGGCGTTCCTTGTACTTGACCTGGACGAGACAGGGAAGGGCATCCAGATGCTCGAAATCTCCCACTTCGCGTTCGGCAAGCACCTGGACGCCAAGCTCGGCCGGGTTGCAATCAGCAAGCGGGATGAGATGCGTCAGTTCTACTTCCCCCAGAACGGGTATTACCTCCAAGTGGGTACTACCAGTGAGTCGGCGGGGAGCGGGAGCTTCGTCAAGATGGCCGACATCGAGTTCCACAAGCTCGAAAAGGCCGTCTCCAAGGATATCCTGACCACGGCCAAGGAAATCTGCCTCGACGATCTGGTCCGGAAGACCAAGTACGCCGAACTAAAGAAGATGATTCACCCTCCGGTAGATGAAGACGAAGAAGAGGAAGAAACCATCAACACCGAGGAAAGGGACGATGATGACGAGGACCACACCACTGACTCGTCCGAGTCTATTGATGAAGATGAGGAGGAGACTGAGGAAGAGTCCAACGACGATTATGCAGAAGATGATGATGAGGTAGTCCCAAGCGTCGGGGATGTCGTTACCTACCTTTCCAAAGGGGTGAGGAAGAAGGCCAAGGTGGTGAAGGTGAAGGACGAAAAAGCCTTCCTGAAGAACAAGCTTACCCCAGAAGGATTCTGGAAGCCGCTTGATGCTCTGACCCCGCTCGAAGTGGAAGAAGAGGAAGAGAAGCCAGTCAAGAAGGCCAAGACCAAGACCAAGCTCCCAGAACCCGATCAGGAAGACGATCAGGAGGACGTTTCACCGAAGAAGAAAGGAAGTGGAAAGAAACCAACCACGAAGCCTTCCTCTACGACCGTTAAGCCGAAGAAGCCACTGGCCACGGACTCCGACGAAGACGATGACTCGGACGATGACGACTTCGATTTCTAATCCTAGGTGAGTGGAAGGGGTGTGGTATTTACCACACCCCTTCCACTTTTGTTGGAATCATTATGACTACCGACGACGTGGCTAAAGCTCTCCGCCAACCGAAAGAGACTCCGATGTCAAAGGGTGTGTTCGCGTCCTTTGGATCTACCCTCCTGAATCTCGGGGTCACCGGAAACCCCCGGCACGGACTGGAGCAGGGGACGTATTGCCTTCTGGTCGGGGGGAGCAACAGTGGGAAAACCTTCCTGGCTCTCACGATGATGGCAGAGGTGTCCATCAATCCAGAGTTCGATTCTCACAGCTTGATTTACAACGGTCCTGAGAACGGGGCCATCATGGATGTACACAAGTGCTTTGGTCCAAATATGGCAGATCGTCTGCAACTTCTTACTCCAGGAAATGGAGCTAGTTCTAGTCCCGAAGAGTTCTACGATCACTTTGAGGACACGGCCAAGTCCGGGCCAACGGTGTACGTCCTGGACAGTATGGATGCCCTCATGCCAAAGGACGAAGAGGAGCAAGTCGCCAAGGAGCGTAAGGGACGGGAAGGTGGAAAGGAAGTTACCGGCAGCTACGGCACAGCGAAGGCCAAGATCAACTCTTCCCGTCTTCGTGTCGCCAATCTCTTGGTCACCGGGTCTGGGAGCATATTGGTAATCATATCCCAGACCCGAGACAATATTGGATTCGGGGCCATGTTCAACCCGGAGACACGGAGCGGTGGAAAGGCGTTGGCATTCTACGCCCAGGTCCAAATCTGGCTAAAGAGGAAGCAAACCTTGGACAAATCATTTAAAGGGAAGGACGTACAGGTCGGAGGAATCACTCAGGCCAAAGTAAAGAGAACTCGGTTCACCGGACAGGAATGGGACGTTGAGTTTCCTATATATCACTCCACAGGTCTAGATGACATCGAGTCCTGTATCCGGTGGTTGGTGGAGTGGAAGCACTGGAAAGGTGATAAGTCGAAGTTGGTCGCCCCCGAGTTCGGGTTCGTCGGAACCATCGAGCAGTTGTGTCAGGAAATTTCCAACACCCCAAAATACCAAGTTCGCCTCCGAAAGACCACTTTTGCCCACTGGAAGGTGGTTGCGGAAGCGACAAGGGTCGAGAGGACGAGTAAGTATGACAAGTAAGCCGACCACTGAACAAGAACTTTTGGACAAGGAGTGAAATTGATGAGTGTAAACGACCGACAGCCCGGTGGCGTCCACTACAAAAACAAAAGTATCCAGCCGTGGGACTTCATTGCTGCAAACGACATCCCCTTCCTCGAAGGCAACGCCATTAAGTACCTCTGCCGGTGGCGGGAAAAGGGAGGGATCGAGGACTTGAAGAAGGCACTCCATTACGTCGAGAAGTTAATCGAACTGGAGGAGAATAAACTAAACTTGGAAAAGACGCCACAGGTTTTTGGAAACAACAACAGTTGCGACAACCCCAACGGGAAACAATAATGACAACCAAGCGGACGTGGCTCGTGTTCGACGTGAACAACTTGGCCTGGAGGGCACAGTACACTACTGGACACCTGTCACATGAGGACAAGCCGACCGGAGTGATATACGGGTTTCTGCGTGAACTCAGAATGTCCATGCAGCGGTGGGCCACGTCCGACTGTGTATTCTGCTTCGATCACGGTAAGTCTCTTCGGAGTCAGAAATATCCTTGGTACAAGGAGTCGAGGCGAACCAAGAAGAGGACAGAAGAGGAGGAATTGGCCCGCGAAGGATGTCTGGAGCAGATCGACCTCATTCGTAATTCCTTGGTTGATCGAATTGGCCTGGGGAACGTGGTGTATAAGTCCGGGTACGAAGCGGACGACCTGATTGCATCCGTCGTCTATGGACTCCCGAATCACCACCGGGCGGTTATCGTATCCGGGGATCAGGACTTGTACCAGTGTATCGGAAAAAGGTGTGTGGTTTACCATCCCGCCCAGAAGAAGATTATGGACTGGAAGAAATTCTGCGAGGAGTACCAGATCGACCCATCTCTGTGGTCGCACGTCAAGGCCATCGCCGGATGCAAGTCCGATAACATCCCAGGCATCGGCGGGCAGGTGGGAGAAAAAACGGCGTGCGTCTACTTGGCGAAGAAAATCGACATCTTGTCCAAGGTGAAACACCAGAGAATAGTGGATGCCAAAAGCGTTATAGACCGGAACCTTCAACTCACCCTTCTCCCGTGGCCCGGCACGCCTCGGCCAAAACTAGAGGAGGGTTTGGGTGTAGATGCCCAAGCGTGGGACGGGGTAATGCAGGAGTTCCAGTTCGTCACCATGTCCGAGGCCAACTTGTCCCGTGGTTTCTTGAACAAAGGGAATGGGGGGTAAGGTGGAAAACTCCTGGGCACACGAGCCGCCCGACTACGACTTTCTCATCCACATGGTGGCATCGGGGTGGACTTTCACGGCCATTCTGAAGGCTGGGGAGTTGAGCGTGGTGGTCATGAGGCAGCCGAGCAACTCCAATGTGGTGTCGTCTGTCACTTTCCGTGGTAACGGGGCGAAGTACATCCGATTGTACGATAAGATGCGGGATAAGCAGTTTGACAAGGACGTTAAGGCAGAACTGAAAAGGAGAAAGGATGACAAGGACAACGAACCACTAACCCCAATTTAATGGAGGGATAGTATGGCGAGCGGTAAGGGGTCACAGTTCGAGCGGGACGTGTGTCGTCAACTGTCCCTGTGGTGGTCCGAAGGCGAGAACGACGACGTGTTCTGGCGGACGTCCCAATCTGGTGGTCGAGCCACGACTCGGGCCAAAAGTGGAAAGAAAACCCGAGGCCAGGAAGGGGACATCGCGGCCACTGACCCGTCCGGGTTCGTCATGACCAAACTCTTCACGATGGAACTGAAACGTGGGTATAACGATTCCGATCCTATCCACTGTCTGGATTGGGCCGACGGAATGGCCCAACAAAAATTCGACAAGTTCCTGTGTCAAGCCGAGGCTGCCAGGAGTCGGTCAGGGTCCAAATACTGGCTGATAATTCATAAACGGGACAAGCGTCAGCCCATGTGTTATTTCCCAACTCAGTTGGTCAAAGATTTTGGAAATGATTTCAAATGGACCTACACTGCTAATTTTCGGATCATGCTCAAAAACGGACCGGTAATCCGGTTTACCGGAATGCCACTGAAACCTTTTTTGGCAGTGGTAAGTCCTGACCGCTTGAAACTCATGTATAAGGAATGGGGGGACGAATGATCGAGAGACTCGTCCTGAAGAACTTTCAGAAGCACGAACGTCTAGTTCTGGACCTTGACCCGACCATCACCGTCCTGGTCGGACCTACGGATGGGGGAAAGTCTGCTGTATTCCGAGCATTGAGATTCCTTCTGTTGAATAAGTTAGTCGGATCACCAGACTCCTACATCACATGGGACAAGTCTACCTGTCGGGTTTCTGGTGTTGTGGATGGCAAGCGATTGGTCCGAGCCAGAAACAGGAAAAAAGGAGGAAACTACTACCGCCTGGACGACAAGAAGTACGTCTTTGACGGGGTAATGAGGAAGGGGGTGCCGGACCCGATAGCCGAATTACTGAAGGTCGGTCCGGAGAACTTCCAACGCCAGATGGACGCCCAGTTTTGGCTATCGGATAGCAACTCCCAGTTCGCCAAAAACCTGAATCAGATCGTCAACCTTGAAATTATGGACCGTGTCCTGGTGACGGCTATTAAGTCGTCCAGGGTATCCAAAGTGAAAGTAAGTCTCTCTCAAGAGAGACTTCAGGAGGCCCGTTCGGAATACAAATCTCTCCAGTGGGCGGAAGTCGCCCACGACCTATTATCAAATCTCGAAAAGAAAAACGAACGTCTGAAGAAAATACGCGATAGAATCGCGTATACGGGGCGTTTGATTGAAACGGCAGTGAACGCACGGGTTGATGGCGTTCGTGCCTCAGAGGGCTTGCCAGAGGCTGGAAAAGCGGTGTTGTTTGGTGAGCGGGCGTTGAATTCGGCCGGGCGTGTGAAGGCGATGAAAAATCTTGTTCAGGAGGCTATCAGACTCCGTGAATCGTCTGGTATAGTGGTTCCTAATATCAAACCACTCCTGAACGTCAGGACCAAGGCGGACGCGACGGCCGAAAGCCGTCGGTCGTTGGACCATTTATTGTCGGATGAAAAGGTGGCTAGGAAATACTCAATCGAACTGGAAGAAGAATTATGCCGACTCAAAACCCGACTCAAGAAGGAGTCGAAGGATGTGGTGTGTCCGACCTGTCGTCGTCCAATGTCCTAGCCGTCGTGGCTAGTGATCTCCACTTATCCCACACACCACCAGTTTACCGCAGTCCAGAACCGGACTGGTACGCCACACAATTGGGGTACTTGAGACAAGTGAGGAAGTTGTGTGTGGATTACGAGTGCCCGTTCGTGGTCGCCGGGGACTTATTCGACAAGTGGAATTCCCCGCCGGAGTTAATCAACTGGACGATCAAGAATCTGAAGATGCCACGCGGAGTGTACGCCGTTCCTGGCCAGCACGACCTTCCCCACCACAGGTACGAGGATGTAAGGAAGTCGGCGTACTGGACGCTGGTAGAGGCTGGGGTAATTGAGGACTTAACTCGGGAAACCATCAAGATGGTCTACCATCCTATGAGTAACGCGATCCTGAACCTCCACGGCTTCCCGTGGGGATCAGAACCAGAACCACTTCTAGATGTGGATATGCAGAATTTCTCTGGAATTCACCTTGCAGTGGTTCACGATTACTGTTGGGCCGAGGGGCACACTTATCCAAATGCCGATCAGTCGAAGAACTGGAAAAAACATAAGGACAACTTTTGCGGTTTTCACGCTCTCGCATTTGGAGACAACCACAAAGGATTCGTTCAAGGGCGTCTGGTGAATTGTGGAGGGTTTACCTGCCGTAATTCCGATGAATTCAATTATAAACCGGCCGTTTACTTATTGGATAGAAACGCAAAATTCCATACTATCTCGCTGAACATTGAGGAAGATTTTACTCTGGATACCATCCCTGCTGGGAAACTCACTTCTATGACTAGAACGGTCCATGAGTTCATGGACATTCTGGAGGGATTAGGGAAAGTTACTGGTGACTATCCTGAAGCGTGCCGAAGGTATATGAGAGCCAAGAAGATTCCTGATGATGTGCAGCGAATGGTCCTATCATTCCTCGAATCACCAGGACTAATCAAGTGATTACCATTGACGATCTGGAGGAGTTGAAAAGAAAAGTGTTCAACAAGCAGCAGGAGAAAGATCGTGCAGACGGGGCACTTTCTCAAGTTATGTCTAGAATAAAATCCGAGTTTGGTGTATCCACAATAAAGGAAGCTAAAGCTCTACTTGTTGAGTTGGAAGAAAAAGAACGGAAGGAATCCATAGCCTACACCAAGGCAAAACGGGAATTCGAGAACGCGGTCAAAGGAAAACTGGACTAATTTCTAAAAAGGATCGTCTGTGTACCAGTACGAGTACGAATCCAAACTGACTAAAAATCAGGAGTTGTCACTCGCATTGATTCTTTGGAAAGCCTTTAGACAGAAAGCCTACTCTGTGAAGGGAGATAAGTGTCGGAAGAATAAACACGGTGTGGACTCGATGGCCGTTGTAGTCGCGTTTAATGCGGACGTGGCAGAAAAGGCAATCAAATATGCTGAGGCTGTTGGATGTAAGGAAGAGTTTTTGCATCTGATGATGGAAATGCCAATCATTAAGGTCCAATTCTTGGAGTTAGAGTCGTGGACGAAGTCTCCACTTTCCGAAGAGTTCTCGGAAGCCACATCACCGCCGCCAAAGAAGCCAAGGAAAAGATCAAGTGGACTAAAAAAGACCTTACCACCGCAGAAGGTGAAGCCAGAGTAGTCACCTCTGCTTTGTCCATATTGCAGGACGTAGCCCACGCCGTCCAGCAGAAAGTTCATGGACGAGTAGCAGGTGTAGTGTCCCACTGCCTAGCTGCCGTATTTGGAGAAAACTCCTACAAGTTCGACATTCTCTTCCTCAAGAAGAGGGGTAAGACAGAAGCGAAACCAGTGTTTGTGCGGAACGGGAATGAATTAGACCCCGCCGACGCAGTTGGTGGCGGGGTCTTGGACGTGGCAGCCTTCGCGTTACGGGTGGTTTGTCTTGTGTTAAAACGTCCCGCTCCGCGAAAGCTACTGGTTCTGGATGAGCCGTTCAAAAATGTATCTGAACGCTATCAGGAAGCCGTGAAAGACATGCTGTTGGAGTTGTCGGGGAGGTTCGACCTCCAAATTCTTATGGTTACCCACCAACGTGGGATTACCTGTGGAAAGGTGATCGACCTGTCGTAATCAACCGTCTGGAACGTAGGAGGTGCAGGTTTCACACCTCCCGTTCTGGGTTGTCTCACCACCAACGTCCTTGCAGTCACATCTGTGTACGTCTTCCCTCGGGCACTGACACCTCGCCCGGAACAAAACCCTAGGACTCAGGTAGACGCATGGGAGTGTCCTCAGTGACACCTTCTCCACGCCCGGCGGTTTCCGGACCTGGGCTTTGGAAGTGGGGGCGGGGGTAATCTTCTCGTCCCACTTATCCCGGTAGCGGCTATCGTTGTGGAATAAAAAGCACAGGCGGCACCCGTCACTGTCGCAGAGGCACGGACGCATTTTCATCACTCCGTGATGGTGACTGTGCAGGTTCCGCCCGGCGTGTCGCAGAAGCAGCAACTGCCGGCGGTGAAGACGATTTGGAGTGGAGGATCATTGGACGACACGAACGTTCTGTCACAGACGTGGCAAAATCCGGTAGCGAAATCGAGCGAGAACACCCCGTCCACACAGGTCAGGGTCATCATATTGTTGGTGCCACAGGTGTTGAATTGCGCACTCGTCCACGTCAGCGGATTTGAACCTATGTCTTTGACCAAAGCGACTGAAACACTGGAACACACACAAGCCACGCAGGAGATCGTCGCGTAGACCGTGATTGGTAAAGCGGCACAGCCCGGTGGCGGTTCGCTCCCGCAACACACCAGACGGGTATCCCAAAATCCGGCGGGACAGGCGGTCGTGACCGTGAATGTCGCACAACCAGAATCTATGGGATCGTCGTACCTCCAGTTGCACCCCCCTACACCAATTCCTGACAGACATCCATTGTCGTCGAGAGTGTACGGGGACACCAGTCCCCAACCGTTGCCGTTGTAATAGAGGTAGTAGTTTATGGACTTCCAGACCGCTGCCCCACCCTCGTCCGTACAGTCAGCACAGCAACAGACCCTGGTCAGTACCTCGGATACGCCGGTCACAGGATCGGTGACGGTATAGGTGTCGCAGTGGCAATCGCAATTACAGTTTGCAGGGTTCCATTCGTCAACGCATTCGGCGAGACACTGGGCCTCCGTCGCGAATTGTCCAGTCGCATCTTCTGTACAAGTCCCGAACTCGTTGCATTTCCAGTTCGATTCGCTGGGGATTTCCGGGCAGCACTCGCAGGCGTCCCGCAAGTCGATTATTCCGACCACGGTTGAGATCGGGGCCGATGGTCCCTGCACGGCCGATACGAGAACGCCGTCCTGATTCCGATACAGCGTGAACGTCTGCGAAAGGGTTCCAAGTTCAACGAGACATCCATCGCGGGACAGGGTAACCCCGGTGACAAAGGGACCAATTGTGATCTCGGACACTGCGTCCAGAGGGAAGCCGATCTTGTCGCAGATGTCGATGTTGTCGCTCGGATCCGGGTCGGGTTGCAGGATCAGCCCGTTGCCGACGAGGGATGGCACGTCCACCGCCAGCTTGTCGGGGATCGGGGGTAAGGCCTCCGGGTCGCCGGGCTGGAGCTTGAGGTTGCACCCCGGCACATACGTCAGGTCCACCGCCAGACGCAGACACGGACCGTCCGTGCTGTCGGAATCGTCCTGCTCCTCGTCGGGGATAATCTCGGTCGTCAAGTGCGTGCCGGCAAGTGTCGCGACATCCACCGAGTACCCGGTTTCCGGGGTGTTGATGATCCCACACCCGGTTTTGACCAGTTGGAACTCGTACCCGTCCCCATCAGTGGGACTGTGTTTGGGGGACAGACTCTTCCACATCAGCACCCGCGTCCCAGGCACGAGTTGCTGGTTGTCCCCGACCTCGAAGGCGTAGGTGCCGGACTGGGGGACCGGCACCGGGATCGGTGAAACGCTGTTGAATCCCGGGACGGTAATGTCCAGCCCGAGGCGGGTCCAGGAGTAGCCGGTAACGTCGTCGTAGGTGCTGAAGAGTTCGGCCGGGAACCTTATGTCCAGGGCGTCTCCGCCCCCCACCGACACGATAGGCCAACCAGGGTACGGGGACATGGACGTGACGATGTCCTCTCCCCCGACCCCCTCGAACTTCCCGTGATATCTCTTTCCAACTGTCAGATTTATTGAGTTGTCCAGAGGGATGATCTTGCAATTGTAGTCCTGACCGTCCAAGTCGGTCAAGGAATACCACACCGGATTCACATTGTCGTAGTTGAAGAATACGAACTTCCCGGTGTAGTATTCGTCAGAACTCCGACTCTCCGTAACTTCAATAGTGACAGAGGATGGGGAGTCTCCAGCCCCACCGTAAGGTGGGTAGCCAAACGCGGCGGAATTTACCTGGGCCAGCTTTTCCGTCGTCCGAGCGTCATGGATTAACCGGGCTATGTCTTCTCTACGAATCATAACTCACCCGACTCCAATTGTCAGGATTGGGGTGAACGGTCTGCCCTGGTATGGGCGGAAAGTCCGATACTTGGGGACGTTGGTATTTGACGCCGTGCCAGTCCCGTCGAGCAGGACGGGTTGGGATATCCGTCCCCACGACCTGAAGATAGGAACAGCGGAACCAGTGTCGGGTCTGGACGGATCTTTTTGCAACTGCATCATACCGGCGTCCAGAACCCGAACGTTCATGAATGATTCTCGTTCCAAACTCGTTCCCGTCCCGACCACCCCGATCATCGCCCCGATTCGTATCCGGTACGACACCCGCCAGAATCCAACCGCCCCACGTTGGGCGTGTTCGGCCTGGATGGGGAAGCACTGACACCCACCGGGAGCTATATCGTTCACTGCCCCCGGCGGCGTGAAGTTGTCGGAGTTGTAGGCAAAACTATATCCATCCACCGTGTCGAAGTTAAAATTCGCCTGGTTCCGGGTTAGGACAAGTATCCGCCTCGCCCGCTCGATGGTGAACGGTGGGGTGAACGGCTGGTTAGCGGAGTTAGTATATGGGGAACCTAGCAGATCATTCGGTTCCGATCTCTGGATGACTTCACTATCGTACCGGATCATCGGCGGTTCTAGCCACGGAGTCGTTTGACTCCCGGCCGTATTGCCGAATCCAGCGGCTGGCAATCCCTCGTCCGGAACGTCGTCCGTGTACTCGACAGTGACGATCCATATCTTACGGTTGTCGTCCTGACTCTGAGGGTCCAAACTTGCGGATATCTTCGCCGCCACGATGGTGATGTCCAACGTGTTACCGGCGATGTAACCTTCCCACGGGCGAGGAATTCCAATTGCACTACAAATCTCGTTCTGGCCGAAGTCTCCAACGTCCGTGATAACACGGAAACGTCGGATGGCGGATCTGGCCCCGCGTGGGCCGAAGGCCACCCCCGTCCTGGTGTCCATGATCTCGCATACCGACAGGATGCCCTGCAACGACTCCGACTCTCCACATAATCGTGACATAGTTTCCTCACCCCGGAGGGTCTACGACCCCGAACCCTACCGGGCGAGGCATCGGGGCGGTGAACATATCCGATGCCCGTGGCATCGGAGCGACCGACATTCTGCTACCGTTAGCAATCTGGTTCAGGTATTTCACTGCCTGCTTCTGGTACTCGTTCTGTTGCTCCTCGATCAGCCGAGCCTGCTCAATAATGTTCCTGATCTCATCCAGAACTGGCATGTTCTGATCTTTGGACCGATTGATCGTTTCCTGGGCCTCGGAACTTCCTTCCATCATTACTCTGGTCCCACTACCCTTACTCTCTCCTACGAACTTCTTGAGTTTGTCGAACTCCACCATCTTGGAGTAGTCTGCCTCTGCAGGATTCAAGGCTACGTGGGGTTTGGCAGCCGATGAAATTAGGAATTTCATCAGAGGGCCAGAGTCGTCGTACTGTTCCCTCAATCCAGATGTCATCCCACTCTCGGCTTGTCGGATCATACCCAGACGGTCATGGAATAACTTGTACTTGTCCGTCTCCTCCCCAACCCCCCGCATGTGTTTCTGAGCCATGTCCGCTGCATAGGACTTGGTGTCTGGCAGAAGAGTGTACTTCTCGGTCATGGTGTTGAACTTCTTCTCCAGGACGAACGAAAGTCCTTGAGCCTTCATTACTCCATTCAGTAGGTCGGAAATTAATGGTTGTAGGGATTTAAAAATTTCAATAGACAACGGGTCGTCCTTGAATTTAGCTTTAAGTAAGACTCTCTCCTTCATCGTGTCATTTAATGCAATATCCATTTCCTCCATCATCTTGAGGCCAAGTTGTTTATCATCCAGTCCTGGATAAATAAGCTTAAATAATTCTTTTTTATTAAGTTCTTCTTTCGATAAAGCTTGTCTGGCTTCTGGATTAGAAAGAACCCAACCGATATGTTTGATTTTATTAGTAGTCTCATCGTATGAAGACATAGAATTCAATTTTCGGAAAAATTCACTTTGTTCCAATTTTTTGAACAATTCTTCCAATTTGCTCAGACCATCTGGATCTATTTTTATTTCGATTGCCTTGGCTACTAGATCATCCAGTTCCCTTTTTAAGGTGATAAGGGATTTGTCGTCGTCCATCATTTTCTTGATTTTAGCTTCAGTGGCACTTCTAGCTAGCTTTTCCGCTTCGTCCCTCATGTTTCTTAGTTGTTGGATTTTTCCTGCAACATCTTTATCGATTGCATCTTGATGTTGTTTTCCTGATAACATCGACCTCCATCCACTTTGTGCCTCAATCAGTTT